TTTATACCGCACTTAAAAACTTCAAAACATATGTCAACATTGCAAAGCGAAAAGGAGTGATCGAAGTATCTCCGTTTAACCAATACTCAATCAAAAGCGCGAAAACAGATCGCACATTCCTGAACGAACAGGAGCTTGAGAGTGTTTGGAAGCTTTACTTAAAAAGCTATTGTACCGGAAGCGATCAGTTGATACTTCGTCATTTTCTTTTCATGTGCTTTACTGGAATTCGAATTTCAGATTTTAAAGCCCTTACAGGAGATAATATCATTTCCGACATCCTGGTATATAATCCAATAAAAACCCGCAATTCAAATAAAATCACGGTCAAGGTACCGCTGAACTCCTATGCCTTTAGACTGATATCCGACGAAGGATCGAAAACAAAGAAACTGTTCAATCACCTGAGCGAACAAAAAATGAATGTAAGAATTAAAGAAATCGTCAAAGTAGTTAATATCAGGAAAGAAATCAGCAATCATTGCGCCAGGCATACCTTTGCGACGATCTGGATCAATAAAACAAAGGATGTGGCCGGACTTCAGAAGTTGCTAGGACATAGTGATATATCAATGACAATGATCTATGTACATATTACAGATCAGATGGTCAACGAACAAATGCAAAACTTTGATTCTTCCATGTTCTGTAAAAACATTACGCAGGTGGATCCGAAAGATAAACTGATAGCTGAATTGAAATCTGAATTGGCAGAGCTGAAGAAACAGTTTAAATACTTACCCATTATTAAAAACAAAAACCCCCGGACAGCACGTGCCCAGGGGTAAAATTAAACCAATAAATTACTTACCTAAAAAAACTAAAATGTTTGTTCCTTGGTCGGACGATTCAAATTTTCTGATTTTTCCCTGCAGGGGAAAGGACAGATTTAATCCAGGGAAATACTTTCGACCGCTTCAGGTAAATGAATGCACCTGCACAGATTGCCATAATCCCAAAAATCCAACCCCACTGAATAGGAACTGTTTTTTTATCAACTTCCTTTTTCACGACCTCGCTTTTTGAATCCGTTTTGGTTGCAGTTTGTGAATTGTCAGCCTTAATCGTTTCAATTTTACCTTTATCGATCTCCTTCTTTTTTGTCACCTTAACTGTTACCGATTTAATTACCTGATCGACTGCTGTTGATGTTCCTATTTCTGAAGGCGCAAAATATTCTGTTGTAGTAATTACAGTTTCTTCGTCAGTAGCTTTATCATTGTTGATCTTTGTTTCTTCCTTAACGTCGGATTTATGAACTACCTCGGTTTTATTCGAAACTACAGCTGAAGATTCAGCAATTTTTTTTGTTGACCGGCAACCAACTGCCAGAAATACGATCAGGAGTAATAAGTTAAGTGCTTTCATTTTCTTTAATTATTGGTGTTGAATTAAGTATCATTTCGTTCTTATCGGCGCTCGATTTTGAAGACCCAAAGAAGAACCCGACTACTGTAATAAATGCGCCGATCAGAGCGCCTACAATCATATTCACCTCAGTCTTGTATTCGCCAGACTGGATCATAAAAACCAAGGTGATGAAGAATCCGGCTATGACAACCGTAGCCAGGAGATACATGTAAATTTCTTTTGCGGTTTTCATTTCAGTGCCCTCCTTACCCAACCCTTTAAGTATTTCAATTGAGTTGGTTTTTTGTCAACAATGTCGCAATAGTGGTCTATTTTATTAAGCGCAAACTCAGCAACAAATAATCTTTCATCGAATGAGTTGAGAGCCTTTAATGTGTTATTCCCATTCTTTCCATCCACATAAGAACCCACTGTTTTCTGAGCAAGTTCCATAGAAGTATTTGATCCTGCATTTACCCCAAAATCAAAAATGGAATTGGCAATTTTCTGTGAAGTAATCTGGTCTCCTAAAATTGGATTCCAGAAGTTGATCAGGTAAAATGATTGAACTAGGTTCTGAAGTTCAGCATTGGTCGCCATTTCCTTGGCCGAAGCTAATCGGTCAACAATTTTCCATCCTGCCCATTTGGGCCAATTGTTTTCTGAAATGCCCAATATAGTCCTGCCACCTGCGTCATCCGGATCGTTGGAATAAAGCCCTTCATTCAGGATTACTTTTTGAAATGCTTCAATGAAGTTTGCCATGATTATTTGTTATTTAAACTGTTTTGAAAAGCGCTTTCGGTACCGAGTTCGTTGATTGCTTTCTTGCTGTTTTGTATTTCCGCCTTATTCTCTTTTGAAACTTCCTTCACTTTCTGTACCTCCTGTTCGATGGCTGTATCTTTTTGGAATAGATCCCTGAAATTTGAGGCTGTTGTAATTGCACCGGCTACCGAAATGCAAGCAATCACAATTCCGGTAATAGCCAGCGGTTTCCAAAATTTATAAATGGCTGCATAATTTGACATCGGCTCGTTGTGAGGGCAGTTTAAAACGTGCACATTTTCAGCCATCTGGAGCGTTCTGATTTCGGCATCATGCTTTCGAACCGTTCCGTTTGTTTTCGTGGTCTGTTCTTTAATGGCAGACAGTTCCGTGGTTATAACATTAAATTTTCCATCAATTTGAGCCGTATGGATAGCCAATAAATCGTTTATTGTCTGCCTGATTGAGTTAATGTCCTTTTCGGTCATGGGAGCGTTTTTATTTCAAACTTAACCCCATAACCTACTTAACGAAAGGACAAAAAAAGCGACCGGAGCCGCTTTTTTGAAGTTTAATGCCGGAAGAAATTGTCTCCGGCGATTTGCCTTGCTTTATCTTCATCCGATGTCCGGATATACCTGAAAAAGCTTTTCTCTGTTGTGTGGCCAGTCAGTGCCATAATCTCATAGGTTTTGATTCTGCCAGTTTGATATAGATTAGTCGCTGCGCTGCGCCGGGCAGTATGGCTGCTAATCATCTCCCACAACTGTTTTGTTTCGGTGACCAATTTTCCACCTTTTGTGTAGTGGAAAACTACCTCTTCAATGAAACCTACTCGTTGACAAATCTTTTTGATGTAGCGGTTAAAATGTTGGATGCTGAGCCCAGGCGACACTTCACCGTCGTACTTCGTGTAAATTTCACGCACGTATTTGTGCAGCGGAATGGTTACTTTCTTGCCTGTTTTCTTCGTGATTTTGACAATGTAATCTTTCGTGAAGTTCTCCCGGGTTAATGTTGAATAATCGGAATATCGCAATGCGGTAAGGCATCCAACAATGAACAGATCGCGGATACGTTCCTGTTTTTTAGTTAGTCCTTTAAAGTAATAAATCCGGGTGATTTCGTTCATCGATAAATAGACCGTAAAAACTTCTTCCGGATCAACCGTTACATCGTCGTAACTGGAATCAACCGCATAGCCATACTTCGCCGCTTTGGCAACCATCGCCTTCGCGAGAGAAAGTAAGGTGATGATGTACGTTTGTCTCAGGTCCTTTTCCTGCAAATACAGAATAAAGTCGTCCATAAAATCTTCACCAACGCTGTTGGTGAAAATATCAGCTTCATACTCTTCCGAAAATCCATTTAAATGATGGATAAGCGTACGATACGCTTTTCGGTAACTTTCACCCATGCGCTTTGCTTTTCGCTCCACTGTTTGAGTGATAAACTCTGTAAATAAAACTCCGGTTTTCGGTTCCGACTGGATCAGTCGATTGATGTAGTCACGTTTGCCGTTGGCGTTGTGGACTAATTTTAAAGCAGTATTCATTTCGTAATTCCTCCATAAAGAAATAGCCCCAAGTGTGGAGCGGCTTACGAAGGCCGTCAGGCACGAATGCCCGAACACTCAAGGCTACGCCTCAAATGTAATTAATAATTATTTATTTGGAAAGCTTCGTAATTTCTCCAAGTCTAAAATACAAAAAACCACTCAATTTATTGCTAAACTGAGTGGTTTTTATTTTATCTTTTTGTTTCAAATAGTCCTAAAGTCGTGTTAAGTTGTTGGAATGCTAATCACTAAATCACTCCACTGTTTCGGGGTTGTTTGGTCAACGGCTACCAGCGTAATCACATCACCATTCATTTCTGCGGCTGATAATTCGACTAATACCAAAACACTTCCAACAGGTGAAATAGATGGAATCGTAGCAAGATTTGTCAACCCTGCGCCATCAATATCAACTTTAAAATCACCAGCGGCAATGGTTGGTGAAACTTTAAAATTGCCAGGATTTGTGAAGTCTTCAAGAGAAACCCTAATCTTAAATTCCTCATTCTTTGTAGGTGGATTATAAGGTGCTGTCATAATTATGATTTTTAATTTTGATTAAATTCCTAAAATGTAATTTGCCCGTGGAGTATCAATAGAAGCATAGAAATAGGTAATTAGATATGCTCCTATAGCTAAACTATATGTAGTCTTAAAATTATTTCTAAATCTAGGAGCTACAAATATCCTTGCAAAAGCATTAGTATAAGTAGGTAAAACAATTTCATTTTCCCATGTAACACCCTGATCTTTTGATATTTTATAACATAACAAAACAGATGTATTCCAAGTTCCGGAACCATCACTTTTACCACCATAAAAAGCATACCAATATTGAGTATCGGTATCAATTGAAATTCCACATAATCCCTGCTTTCCTAATGAACTAGGAATTATATTTGCTACTTCTGTAATTGCTGCTTCTGTAACTTTCCAACATCTTAATTTGGCTGTAGAGAAATCATAATTTGTCCATACAGTTAGAACATTACTGGCATTTACAATATCTACGGTAGCTGCCATACTAGGGGAATAAGCGGTAGGTAGTGGAAATGTTATACCTGTAGCGATAGAAGTTTCAGACCAAGTATTAGCAGAATCATCATATAGCTTTCGAGATATTTCGGTAGCACTATTATCGTAATAAAAACATATACCATCTTGATTATCGGTTGCCCATCCCGGCATTAATATAAGTCGATCTTTTGTGGCTTCATAAGGAGATGCAATCGTAGCCCAAGTAGCACCAATGTCAGTTGATTTTTTAGAGAATGACTCTACTCCTTGATCAATACATCCACAGCAAAGCAAATTACCCCCTCTAGTCCTAGTAATACTTACCGTACCATCAAAATCAGTAGAGACTCCATTGAAAATAATAGTTTCAGAACTTAAAGCATCGGCGCTTTCTGTATTTATATTTTTATAGCATAAATCATGTCCACCAATATCCAAATAAGCCACATGAATTAATCCACCATTAATTCCAGACCACCGATCATACCAAATAGTAAGATAGGAAACAACCTTCGTTCCACTAACTATAACGGGTCTGCTCCACGAAATTCCACCATCAGTAGATTTTAAGTATTCAATAAAGCCTGTATATGGTTGATTATAGAAATAATAAATATTACCAGAATTATCTTCAACAAGATATTGAGTACTTGCTGTTAATGCTGATCCCATGTTAGCTTGTGCTAATCCTATTGTTTTTAATGCACCCATGATTATAAATTAAAAAGTGAAGGAACTAATTCATTCATGTGATAAAACTTCATATTATTTGATACAACAAAATTTATAGTTTGCATCAATAGTTCTTCTGTAAAATGTAAATCATCATGTGTAGTTCCAATTGTATGAGACATGATGACAAGTATTTTATTTTCAGAAATAGCTTGTTCTAATAATGCATGGATGTCGATAAATCCATTAACAAGCATATTTGATAGATTTGCGCAATTAGTTATCTGATTTGTTCCATCATATAACCAATTAACGCTAGGTTCATTATCGGCTGCAATTCTTATATTTTTATATCCTTTTGTTTGCAGATATGCCATTAAATCAGGATCAGGGACAATTGCTTTATATTCATTGTGATTTGCAAACGTATCTGGCACAACTCCAAATGCAGAAACTATTGCATCGTGAATCGGCTTGATAATATTAAGCCATGTCTGTTCTGGCGTATGGGTTTCTCTGTATAATACAACAGTAGCATGAACACCAAATTTGCAACCGTTAGCAAGTAGTTGATTTCCTTTGGTTATTTCAGTTGGTGTATATGAACTTTGTTCACTCCATGCAGTCCATTTAAATCCATAGTCTGTATGAAGATTTAGTCTGTTACCATCAACATAATCAATGATATTTCTTGCAAAATCATCTGTTGTAAAAGCAACCCCTGCTAGAGATGTACTAGGCTCCGGTGGTGGCAATGTAATCCCTGAATATGCTGTATTGATGCTAAAAACTAAATCAGCCCATTCCTTTTTTGCTGATTGATCTATTCCTATAATAGTAATCACATCACCATTCATTTCTGATGCGGTCAATGTGAGCAATATTAATCCACTGCCAACTGGACTTTCAACAGGTAGATTGGTCAGATTAATTAATACTCCACCATCAATTGAAACTTTAAAATCGCCAGCCACAATAGTCGGAGATATTTTAACAGAAGAAGAATTTTTATAATTCTTCAAAACTATTCGGGTCGAATATTGAGTTGCTTTAGCTGTCATATCTATCTCTTAATGAATTTTACCACAACAACTTTTACTGGTGGCGTTGGTGGAGTTGGAGGGTTCAACTTTGAACGAAGTTGAACCCTTTTAAGTCGCTCATTATATTCTAAAATTAAGCTCATAGCCTTAGTTTGATAAAATATAACCGATCTTCAAAATGATGTAGGTACTGTTTGCCGAAGGAGTATAACCTGCCGGCAATGATACCTGAACCGGAATGTGAAATGGGATCGGAATAATTACCAGGTTCGTAAATAAATCTTGGGCAACAGATGCTTTTACTCCAGTGCCAAAAGTCAACGATAAAATACCCTCACGCTTCAACTCGTTTGCTGTTGATATAACCATTGCAGCATTATCGGAGATAGGTACAATTACATCGTTATAAAAATGTACATCGATCGTTTTTCCAGCCAATCCGGTATCGTTGGTAAAGGCTTTAAAATTTATGATGTTGATGTTTTTTCCTGCTTCGTTTTCACTGAGGATGAATTTGTTCAATGCATCAGTAACATCGGCAATTACATCATTGTCTGAATATACTGTAACATTGGCCGGTCGGGTTATTTTCAGGTTTTGTCTGCGGAGCTGATCCATGGCGTGTTATTTATGAGTTAATGTATGGTCAAATATAGATTTGGTCGATAATTTTAGAAAGGACAGAATCTATTCCACCTTAAACCCTTTAATCTCGGTTGTGCCAATGCGATCGATAAATATATCACAACTCATTTCTTCGATCAGGAATTCGCCTTCGCGGGTGCGGTACTTGTTGCAGATGTTGTAAATAAGGTGACGAAGTATATTTACCGGTAAATCAAAATCGCCGGTTACAGGTAGACGGTTTGCCCAGAACGGATTCCAAAGTTTCCAGAATTTGGGAAATAATCCAATTTCGGGTTTTTCGTATTCAAAACTTAATTCAGTTGTTTCGTTGCTTCCTTTTGATCCGTCAGCATCCTGAATAAGTAATCGTGGTGAAAATGCCTGTGTTTTTGACTTCCAGGCATTCATATTTCCTTGCTGACGAACAATGGCCATCTGTCCAAATCCCTGATTAATTCCCCATGTTGATGACCAGTTGCTTTTTATTTCTTCTACTTCATCACGGCCATACATATAAAACCCATTTTGCAAACCAATGCTTAACTTTTCCCATCCAAACGTATCGTAAAATAAGGCATCAAGCGTTTGAGAATCCGTTTTTGAATTTGTAATCCATTTATATTCGTAAAAAGCATTGACTGATTTTACAAATCGAATATCACTTTCTTTTGGATTTGCGACAAGTAATAACAGTGAGTAATTTTCAACCGGTTCGAGTATATTGTCGCGCCGATCGCTTAAATCCTGAAATTCTTCAGAAAATAGCAAATCATTACTGTCGTGTTCCCTGATAAATTTTAATGCAACATTTTTCTTTTCGCCAATGGCCCATGTTCCTAAGAAAAAAACATTCAAATCGATGGCTACACCCGAAAGAATCTCATCTCTGGAGTATGCATTTATGGTATTGTTGGGCAAAAAGTGATAACAGATATTCACCAGATTTTGAGTTGAGAGCAGGAGATCTCCAACCTTCATTTTGGGTAAACTATTTTTAGGCACAACCTTTAAGCCTTCAATCCAACGGATATAGCTGTATAATTTAATACTTATTGATGTTTTTACATCCGATGAAATTGGGTTTCCGTTTGTGTCAACCCAGATTAAATCACCAGATATTTCAGGTTTATATTCAATACCTATAATTTCTCCGGTTTGATCGAAATTCATTGCTGTGATATCGTAATTATTATAGATGCAAAGTTTTTTCAGCACACTATCAGTGGCTAATTTATTTTCTATAAGATGATATCCGTTCAATTTCAATGCCTTTGAAATAATATAATTGAGATAAAACATTGGAGTAACAACCGAAACTTCTCCAGTATCGTAAGTATTGTTTTTTTGTTGAAGGTTTCGTAGACTAATGATCGATTCAAGCAATTTTGTAGTTCCGTTATTGTCTTTGATGTTAATTATGCTCTGTACTGATTTATTGTACAGATATGACATCAATTCCAGTTCGTAAGTTTCATCTTTAGTTTTACCAGGTCTATCCGGATCTGGAATCGTAACTGTTCTTTCAATCATTACTCCCTTATCCTTAAAGAAGTTTGAATTTGCAAATGGAAACAAACAATAGGGATCTGTATCCGGACTGTATGCTGTTTTATTTTCAAATGCCATTTCTTCGGCAAACTCCGGAAACTCCAGAATGCTGCGCTCCTGTTCTTTTTCACCCAGCACACCCACCTGATCGATTAAGGTAGCCTCGTATGCATCTTTTGATGAGCTGGTAATTGACAGCGTACCGGCCATCAATAATACACCACCAAAACGAACTTCGAAGCCCGGGAACTTTTGATCGTTACCTGCACGGTATTTGGTGAACCGCTCGGGGTTGCCAAACAACTGCCGGGTGTATTCGTTGATTGGGAACGACATTCCCAGACCATAACCGCTTGGTATTTTCTCGAAATCGACAACCGGACTTTTCCATGTTAAACGCATCGAGAAATCGGTGGGCAACGGAATGACTTGATTATTGAGGGTAAGTGTGAGCATGCAATGGATTAATCAAAAGTAAACGTAAGCGCTCCTGCTGCAAACTTTGGAGTAATACCTGCCGATACGTATAAATCAGCAGTTAATTGCACCCACGCAATTCGATCGGCTTCGGTGCTCCCGGTATTGTTTTTCCAAACTTCAACATATCGTACATTCTCTGGCAGTGCAGAACACGCACCAAAAATAGCATCTGCTGAATTTTCGGCCACATTATCGGTTACTGTCCATCCGACTGAAGATCGTACAATGGCTATTCCTTTTGCAACATAACCGGAATAGGCGCATTCAGTGCCAATGGTAGCATCATTGGCAGCTGATGCATCGGTGCAAAGGCGTAAGTATAGGTTTCCGGGAACTGCTGAAGCTAAAAGGCCACCAGCATCGCCAATACCTGCAAGGTTAATATTTTGAAACAAAAGTTTCAAAATTGCATTTTCAAAAGTGTCTGAAGCGTTCATAATATGATTATTTATAAATTAGGATTTATTATATACATAGTTGGATTACAAACAAGGAATACACGGTCTTTAGTGGAATCATAATAAATAGATGTTACATATTGACCAAGATAAGGAACTGAAATATCGAGAATATCTGCTGGATTAGAAATATTTACAATATGCATCCCTGTCCAATAAACAGCGTAAAATGCATAGTTACCGTAGACAGACACATCATATCCAGGTGATCCAAGTGTTATTGAACTTGCTAAAGATAAACTTGCTGGATTTGATATATTTATTACTCTTGCTGCCTGCGTATTAGAATATTTAGCTACAAAAGCATAATTTCCGACTACTTTTATTCCTAGATAATCATTACCTACATCAAAAACACTAATTAAAGATGGATGTGCACGATCTGAAACATTTACTGTACGAAATCCATTTTCTCCAACATATGCAACATCTCCAACAACACAAACAGAGTTACAATTTAAACCAGATACTCCACCTTTATATGAACCTACAATAACAGGAGCGGATTCTGTTGAAATATCAACTATTTGTAATCCGTATGAGCCGCAGGCGCAATAGGCATAGTTTCCGTCAACCCAGACATCTGGTCCACTATAAGTTGGCAAGACACACGAGCCAACAAGTGTTGGTGAAAGAGGATTAGTGATATTGTAAATAGCTAGATTACCACCTATAATATACAGCCGATTCCCTCTAGTAAATAAGTCATACGATCCTTCTGAAATGGTATATTTCCATATTGGATTTGTAGTGTCCGTAACATCAAATATTTTAGTGCCCCATCCTCCATCAGCAACATAGGCGTAATTTCCACTAACTCTAACAGTTTTTGCATTTCTAAGGGAGTCATAACGTCCGACTATTGCTGGGTCAACTTTAAATTTTGCGCTTCCATCAAATTTCAAAATGCCAGATGACTCCATAGTGCCATCTGCAATAATTTCACCTTCTCCTTCTAAACTTAATTCAACAGAAACCTCCAAAAGACCATCTCCTTCTGATTCTGCATCAGTGTTTAATTGCATCGCGGCATCAGCTTCTAATTTGCCATCGGCTGTTAAGTTTGCTTCAATATTTAATTCCATTGTAGCTTCAGCTTGCAATATTGATTCTCGTTCGCTCAAAACACAGCGTTCGAAACACAGATGGATGCGCTTATTTACTTCTGGCATTCCGGTTATAGTTGCGTATAGTATATTTGAGCCATTAACACCAATGGTAAGAGTTATACCGGGATCTGTAATCAGATCGCTTTGTGAAATCGCAGCAACAGCATCGGAATAATCGAAACTCAATAGACTCATCAGGGTAATGATGGTATTGGTAATTTTATTGCGAACCATCACCACGGCCTTAAATTCGCCAGTTTGCTCTTTGTAAGGAATTACGGTCCACGACGAAAAGACCGTTTCCGAAACGTTGGTGGTATTTTCAATCAGGAAACTTTCGTGGTTGTTTCCATTGATTGTCTTAACAATTTCAGGGATGGCCTGATTAATTGGCTTTCCGTTAATTTCGAGTTTATGGGTATGCTTGCCTCCGGCTACGATATTACCTGTTGCTTCTGAAACAGTATCCGGAAACTTAAAACCAACTGGGTTCCAATGATCCGTATCCCACTCTTCCAAACCATTTTCCGGAGTCCATTGCAGGGTTCCGTTTTCAGGAATAGCGCCTTCAACACCAGCATCCCAAGCGCCAATTTTGATGGCGTTCAGGAATTTAAAAAAACCGTTTTTATAAATTTCAAACACGTTTGAGCGGTTATCTTCATCGGGTCCGTTGCCCAGGGTAAGCAATAAATCGGTCGAGATCCATTCTTCAGCATTTTGATCTTCAGGAATAATATTGTAAGCGCCCAATACAATTTCCATAAATGATTTGGTAACGGCGCCCTGTCCAATAGTAGTGGAACGGTTACCTTCTAAGAGGTGATCCTGACCTAAAGCCTGGGCAAAGTTAATGTCACGCGAAAGTTTGTTCCGGAGCCATTGGTCGATGGGTTCGCCCAGCTCGTCGAGTTCAGTGGTTGACTTGTATTTTTCGGCGTACAGGCCGTAATACTCACGCCAAAGGGAGTCGATTAACTCCTTCATGCGTGGATCACGCCACATGGATTTTAGTTCGCGGCGACCTCTCATCGGTGTGCCTCCAGTACTTTAAGCGTTAAACTTTGGAGATCTTCTTTGCTGTCGTAGGTAGTGAAATCGCCACTTTCAATGATAACAGGAATCCGTTTTGTTGCATCGTCGGGATCCACCATCCATCGCTCCCGGGCTTCCAGAAAATCACGGATAGTAATCAGTTCGGTTCGGGTTTTAAAGCCGGTGTTTATTTCCCATGAGCGTTGCCCGGTTGCCGATACTGTTTTGATGCTGGCAATATTGCTACCTGATCCAACTGCTACCGGACGGTAAGCGGTTTCCGATTCGGTCTTCACGCCTTCGGTATGTTCGCCGGTTAACCACAGCAAGTCGATTCCCGACAGCGGATTGGTATAAAAAAAAGTAAACGACCGCTCGTAGTATTTATGGTCGACTACGTATGTGCGATGCTCCGAAACGGTTCCACCAGCGTCGGTCACCCAAAATTCGTAATTATCAACGGTTGACATCTCAATTGTATAGCTCCAGAAGTAAGGCGAAAATACGAACCCAACCAGAGCGGTAATGTCCCAAATGGTATGGTTCTGGGTAATTGTAACCGGATCGGTTTCTGGATCAATAAAATTCACTTTTAAGTGAATGGTGACATCGTGTGAACCTGTCCAGCGGCTTTGATACCATAACATAGGGTAATGAACCGGTGAAACTCGCTGCGGATTGGGCTGATGGGTCAGGAATTTGCCTCCCTGAATAAATTCGGAATCGAATGTTTTGGCAGCGTCGTTAAGTAAACCTAATTCGTGAGCGCGTAACCGGCCCTTAATTACTTTGAATGCATTTTCGGCAGGCGTTGTCCATTCTTCCTGACGGTCGCCATTGGCATCGGTCCATACTTCACCAAGTTCGATGGTAATTTTGCGGGTAACGTCGTTTTCAATAACTGCACCAGTATGAGGATAAGTAAATAAATATTGAGCCGGAAAATCGACCAGTCCGGAAATGTCGAAAACAGAGACCAGGTTGTTGGGTGCAATTTCTTCGATGTATGGTGAGCCTTGCAATTCAACGTTTCCCATTGATTTGCAGGTAACTTTTAGCGCTAATTTATGGTTGAGCCGCGTGGCTGAAGCGGTCAGGGTGATTTGTATCGGGTTACCTGTTAAAAAATTGGCTCCTGTTATGGTATGGGTAACGCTCATTTGATTTGTGTGTTATAAATTATGAATGAAAGATATTGCTGTTCTGCATCTGCTGAAAGGACAGGTTTAGCCTTTCAGCCCACCTTTAGTCACTTTATTATATAGGTTTTGGCGGCGCTCGAGCAGTTCGATGGAGATAGCGGGATCCCAGGAGAGAAGCCGTTCGATGGCGTATGTAAGTTTTAGCGCATCTGACGCAGATAATCCGCCTTCGACTGCTGCGCGCTCAGGCAGCGAACCGGCTGATGAGCTTGCTGAAGCAAACCCTCCGGCTTGCATACCAGTTGCGCCCATGCCCATTGATGCCATTACTGCAGGAAGATTTAGAGTTGCAGCTTTACCCTGCTTTTGTGCCAGATCGATTATTTGATAAACCTTACGGATGGATGGATTACGGACTGTAGAAGCAGAGCCAATAAACTCGTTGGCATGGTATGTACCCATTGGCGTGGAGTCGGAAGCAGATGTTTCGGCAAAACCACCGGATTGTTTGGAACCTGATTTTTTTGTCAATGCGCCTCTTACTCCTTGGTAGGCTGCTTCCATTGCTGCAATGGCTGCAACTGCTGCTGCAACTTTCCAGAAACGACCAGTAGCGGCTCCCAATGCTGCATCAATCATAACCTCTGCTTGTTTGACCAATAAAAATTGGTGAAGCGCATCCAACGACATTACTAAAGCCGCTTTCAGATAGTCTTCCATTGTCGCCTTCTGGTCGCTTAATAGATCGCCAAATGTTTGACCCATTGCAGAGGCGAAATCAAGATATTTTTGTTTGCGCTGCTCCAATGATTTTGCTTCATCATCTTTCAGTTTGTTCAATAAATAGATAGACTCATTTGTTCTCTTAATTAATTCATCTAATGCCTGATCTTGAATCTTCGCTTCTTCAGCCTGAGCGGAGTCATTTTCTTTGTAAAAGTCAGACATCGTTTTTGCAAATTCAGAATTTGCATTTTTTTGAGCTTCAATACGTTTCTGGTTTATCTGGTTGTCGACTTCTACAGTACTTTGTCCGTATTGCTCTAGCAATGCTTTTTTCAGGATCAGATAGGCCTGTTCTGCAGCTAACTGTTCTGCCTGAAACTTTTGTTCTGACATGCCCTCATTGACGTACTGATCGGTCAGTTTCGAAAGTCGTTCATTATTGGCCTTATCCAGTATTTGAATAGCTTTATCGGATGCATCCTTTCTTGCAGCGATTTCTTCAGCGATGATTGCTTGTTTTTCAGAGGATGAAGCTTTTTGCAAACGACGAGTTTCTTTCTCAAATTCGGCATCCTTATCAAACTCTTCTGCTTTCATTTTTTGCAATGCCTGAAATGCTTCTTCGTTTTTATTTTCGAATTCAGCAAATGCAGCGTCTTTTTCCATTGCCGAAGCCAACTGTTTATCATCTATATCTAACCATTGTTTGAGTTGAGCTTCTTTTTGAGCCATGGTCAGCTTACTGTTATTAATCTTTGATGCCAGATTGGAAACTTCGGCTGCAGTACGTTCTTTCAAAAATCCTTTTTCAATGGCGTTAAATTCAATTTCTTTAGCCATTGCCTGATCAATCAGATCGCTTTTTTCCTTGGAAGTTTTATTGGCATCTTTCGATGTATTCTTTAACTTTTCAATTTCAGCCCTCAATTTTGACATGCGAGGCTGAGCTGCAGCTTCACGATCGGCAATGTCATCCATTATTTTTGCATAGTTCCAACCAGCATTGGTAACATCAACTATTGCTTTACCGATACCTCCAAATGCATTTTTTGCATTCGCTTTTACTCCTTCCCAATCGAATGTCACTATCGACCAAAGCATTTTATAATAACTCATTGCCCGGTCGATCAGGATATCCATGATATTCGAAATGGCCTTAAACGTTCCTTCCATGGCCACTGCTCCCGAGTCGGTGCTGGTAAAGGCCTTATAAAGCAACATCAGTCCACCGACTATAACGGCAATTGTTGCACCGATCGGATTGGCAACCAATGCCCATAGCGCTTTACCCGTACCCTGAATACCCTGAATAACTGCTCCGATTGGACCAGGTATTGAAGTTAGACTGGTACCTAGGCGACCAATAAAACCTGATGTAGTTCCAATTGTCCCGCGTACCGTTGACATTTGCCGCTCGGTGGCTACCAACTGGGTATTGAGTTGCTCCCATCTGACCGGATCGGCACTTTGGTTCATGCTGCTCAATTCGCGTCGAAGATTCAAAGCCTGAACTTTGAGTTGCTTCATTGACATGTCGGATAATCCGATTGTCTTCCGGAGCGCATCCATTTGCGAATTATTGGTTTTTATCTCCTTGCTATTTTCGGCAATGGCAGCTGTTACCTTTTTGTATTCTTCGCTGCTCTCTTTACCCAGTGCTTTGAGTTTTGCCTGCGATATGCGAAGCCTGTCGTTTTCGTTGGATAACGTTGATGTTTTCTGAGCCAGATCGCTTAACGATTTCTGGGCTTCGTTAGATCCAATTTGCACTTCGGCACCGATGATGTCTTTTTTTAAGCTCATTGTTCAAGGGGTTTTTTATATGATTCGCGTATCATGTCGAATATTTCTGTCTGAACTTTTTGAGTCAAACCATAGCGGAGAGTTCCAAAGATGTAGCCATATACATAGCCCCAAAGCGGCTTATTGTAAACAGGACCATACACTCTCTTTTTCTTTCCTAATGCTGTTATTTTAATATCTAGGAAACGAAGATCGAGCAGGTAATCGAGCTGTAAAACGGCACCATCGCCCATATTCATTACCCTGAATGATTGGTTCATCAGGGAGTCGACAATATGCCCGGTGCGATAGTTGTAAAAAGCATCGACACGATCGGCCTGCTCGCTCATAATTTTGGGAGCTGCATTGCGCAATACCTGTGCAGTGAATTCGGAATAGAGTTGACCTCGTATAAATTTATCGGAAATCATGGATCCAGTTATTTACTGAATCAAAGATCGGATGCGGATAGATTTGGCGAAAGGACATAAAAAAAGCAGCCCGAAAGCTGCTTTAAAATTATGAGTTATGAATTATGAGTTGCGGATGATCATCCAGGTTAGTTGAAATGTCATTTTACCGGGAGCCGGAGCGTAGTGATAACCTGCAGCGGATAGGGCATCGAATATTTGTTCGTCGTTGACTTTTGCACCGGGATGAAACTGATTAAGCGCTTCAACAATTTCGGAAGTACTTAAAAAGTCGGTAGCATGGGAAATATCAGTTGCAGGAGCATACCAGTTCGCAAACTGGCTGATGATTTGGGTTAAAAATTCAGATTCTTCCATTATGGTTTTTTAAGCTTTTCCATATAATCGCGCAAATTAGATAAATCGGCCATGGCTCGTGCGGCTTTAATTTGGTCAATATCGCGGCTAAGCATGTGAAATATGCCACCAATAAAGCAAACGATATCAGCTAAAGTATCACGATCTGCTTGTATCTCGTCGTTATCGTTGTTTTGCATTTTACGAATGTAGTCTAATAATTCAGTAGTTAAAATTGCCCCTTCAATTTCAATGTTGGTTTTTACTTCTTGATTTTTCATACTTTTGAAGTGTTAAAAGTTGTTTTAATGAATCCTCCGGCCAGTGCTGCAAACACTGGAGCACCGGGGGATTGTTTTTTTTACATGGTTAATTGCAATAGTTTGGTATCTAAATCTGCCAATTGTTTTTCATACTCTTTTATTTTCAATTTAATTGTTTCGCGGCGGTAACCTGCCGGCAGCGGGTTTTCTTTCTCCAGTACCCTACGGCAACTATATACCAGAGTCGTTCGGTTTTTATGGAGTTTCCACATCAGTTGTTTGCGTTTATGTGTAAGCTCATCGGTTGTAAGCGCTGAGCTTTCTGCAATAGCCACCATTTTTTCTATTTCATCAATTGGGTAGTGTATGGGTTCAATAAGGCTTAACCTAACTTCGGCCCATTCGATTGGATTCGTATTGATGCAAAGATTTTTGAACCCGTTTTGCTCCGACATGTAGGCTTTTAACTGACGCTGAAGATCGAGCGCCCTGTTAATGTTTATGGTAAAATTTACCAAATCTTCGAGTTGCTGATTACGGGCTTCGCTGCCATTGAATAAATAATCGAATACTGCAACTTGGTACTGCATGAATAATTCCTGTAACTCGATGCGCACAATCTGCACATTTACCATCTGAATCCAACGTAAAAACGCCTTTTTTCCTACACATAACCGCAATCTTTTATCACCAAAAAGCAACTCGTCGTACTTTTTTGTGCTGTCACTTTGGCAAATAATGTCTTTTGAAATGGCTCTTTGTTGATTTCTAAAGCTTATTCCAAAAAAATCACAAACTGGTTCAATAAAGATTCCATCATCTTTGCTTTTTAAAATTGTCGTGTTCAATGCTAATTCTAAATTTTTATCCATGACTTAAATTTTTTGTTTGTACAAATTTAAGTAATAATATATTATAATATCAAATATTATTTAATATTTATTTTTAAGAATTAAATATATTTTTACCTTTGCTAATACATTATAATATAAAGGCAATGACTAAAACGATTAAATCAATTACGGTTGATGATGACATTTGGGAAAAGGCGAAGATTCAAGCAGAGAAAGAGAATCGCACACTAAGCAATTTCATTGCAACGATCTTAAAGACGTACCTTGATAAAAAGGAAAAAGAAAACCCAGCCGAATAGCTGGGTTTTCTGTTGGGTATAAAGTGAGAATTATCACTTTATTTTTTTGTTATCCAAATTTTGGATTTAATGTATACTTCTACATCTCCATTTGCATTTACTTTCTTATCGTTTCTTTTGATATATGTCTCAAGCCTAACTAACTCAGATAAGCTTTCCCAATCGTAGCGATAAAAAGTAGCCTTCTCTAAATGTGAAAATTTATTCCCTTCAGTATTTTGCGGCAATAAACCTAAATTTTGATCGAAAGCACCTTTAATTTTATTAGCTGCCTGAACTGGCTCTGAATATATTGTATCATTTCCATTAATGTTAGCCGCTAAAATTTCATAAAATATTGTTCCTGTGTTATCTTTTTCAGGTCCTTTAACTATAAATGTCTTAGATAAACTTTTAATTGCTGAATCTGAATTTAAAATTGGTTTTGAACAAGCAAATAAACAAAGAATTAAAAGCGATAATAATAGTTTTTTCATTGGATTGATTATTGGTTTATCCCTGCAAGTTAAGCCAATTGAACGAAAGAAAAAAACGGAGATTTGCGAAAAGTGAAGACCCCAGCAGCAGGTCGCCAAACCACTCAAGGAAATACCGAAGTATTCCAAAAGATGCCACTGGGGAGAATCTTTACTTTTGGAATTCGGTAATTATTTATAAGAGTGTGTTTGGCATTTCAAAGGTAGAAAGAAAAAGGGAAACAACGATACGACCTGATTTAAATGGATACTTCTTTCCTCTTAAAGACAAAATATTCCAGAGTTTCAATATAGGTCGAAACGTATTCCCAACCATTTTTATCCATATAATTCAGAATTGAAGCTTCGTTCTTAAACTTCAGTTTTTTGCCACTTATTTCATCATAGAAATCAAATGTTTCTTCGTTGGACTGAATCTGTAAAACGGATGGAGAAAGATGTGATGTTATTACAATACAATATTTTCCGGATAAATTTTTTAACTCACCAACCTCTCCTGAAGTTTGGTTTTTTACTTTTTGTGCAAAAGTTATTGTCGGTAATAACAATAACAGCATAAGTAGTTTTTTCATTGATTTAATTTTGGTTTAACATACTGCAATATAAACCAATTTTATACCATATCAATACCCGTTTTAGAAAACATCATGGAGAATCCGGTGGCGTTCTGCAGTTCGCGGGCATACCATGGATTTATCTTGTGCGGAAAGCTGATTTGTTTTACAAATGGATGGTACTTCGAATCCTGAATCATTTGTTCGCGAACCTTACGCGTTAAATTCAGTAATTCATCTTGAATCAACAGTATTTCTGCCATATCGTATTTATCCGGATCAATTTTGCGGGCAATGATGATCCCAAACTCAATCTCATCATTCAGACGCATCACCTGGTCCTGTGAGCACGATAACTGTCCATAATCCAACAGCATAAATATACCTGCAGTATCTTCAATGCTTTTCTTCAACTTATCTTCGTTTGCCGAAAATAGTAAATTTCGAATTTCGGGAATAAGTGAATGCGTTTCAAGCGCAATAAGTTCGTTGTTTAGATCAGTATAACCGGTAATGTCGGTTTTGCCAGTACGGAACATGGAAGAAATTACCCCATCGAGTCTCGGGAATTTGGCGAAGTACAAAAAGGCTTCGCGCAATATGCTTGGATGTAGTTGAATGCTCATATAATTTGATTGATTTTTGAAATGGTTAATCCGGTTAGTTCAGCAATTTTATCGATGCCATTTCCCTGTTTGTGCAGACTAACCACATTGTTGACCAGATCGGAATACATGATCTCGAAGAATTTAACCAGGTTGCTGTTATCGATATCGGCATAACCCGATTTAATGAGCGAATGGGCCACGGTACCCAATCCAAGGGTGTGCTTTGGTTTGGTTGTTTGTGCCGGATCGGGAGCGCTAAATAGGATGGAGTATTTTGTCCTGGTGGTGAGAAATGTCTGGATGGCATTGAAATTGATGAAAATAGCATTCTTCGTTTCCATATCGAGCCAACCGAGTGTTTTGGCTACCTGCCCGGCTTCGAGTGTGCTGTAATATTTGCTTTTCCCTGAATACAAAATGGCAACCAACATGTTGATCAATGATTCTTTGCCGGTTTCCTGAATCTCGAGCGCCACCATTTGAGCATTGATGAACTGTGACGTGGTGAGCGACGTGGTCAGGATGTTGTCGTCTATATCGAAAGTATAACCTTTAAAAATGTGGCGACGGCGCCCAATGACCGGGATCAGGTTTTTAGCGAATACAATGTCGGGAATAATGGTTTTAGCCGATTTTGCAGCCCAACGCATTTCCGGTGTTTCTTCCAATTCTTCGGGAAGGTATCGCTCCAGCTTTTCTCGGATCTCCTTTTTAAGCTTACCGAACGATTTGGCATTTTCGTACTCGACGCGCAACATGAAGTTCATCTGGTGAGCAATCCGGAGAATGTTTTCAGCCTGCTGGTCCGTAACTTCCTGTTTGGGATGTAGCCTTATTTTTTCGCCTGATAAAAGTAAAAATGTCAGCATGCGAAGCTGGCTCAAGGTGATGTCTCGCGACATAAACTGAGCAATATATCCAAGTTCATGCTTGAATTCATCAGCTGTCAGTTCTTCCCAGCTGTTTTTTAGCTGATAGGTATTTCCGCTGCTAAAAGGAATTTTTATCATGGCATGTAAAATTTGTCGTTATCGGTCAGGGTACTTTCGGGCATAATGTATGTTCCTGAATTTCGTGGAGCGTTGTTGGCTTCTTCGATTTTCAGAAAATATTGAGCGGCCTTATTGCGGAAGAATGCAGAAAGTGTGGTTTTAATTTCAGTTTCTTTTCCGTTTTTGGCATTGATTTCTTTTACAATGTCGTTACGGATTCCGCGTGGAAGCTCTGTGTAATCGAGCTGCTTACAGGCACGTGAAAGTGTTTCGTAAACAAGTGCCTTGCCAATTAACCACTTCATGTTCGAATCGGTAATTTCAGGAAAAGCTTTTAGTCTGGAATTGATTTCTTCGTTCTGAACTTCTTCGATGATGAATACCACGTTGTTGAAGAAATAAAATGAATCGACAGCTCCATAAAACCGCTTAAATTCTTTAGCATTTTTAACGAACAGGGTTTGACGCAGCTTGAACTGATCGGTATCGGCATAATCTGTAAAATCATCCGTATTCGACTCCAGGTGATTGAGCAGGAAGTTTAATTCGGTCCATGCATTCTCCAGGTAAGTTTCAATTTGTTGATCTTCCTGATATCGATACAGGTTGTTTTGAGTATTGTTTCGCTGCGATGCCTCGAAGATTAAATAAGGAATAGCGATAAGATTTGCCAATGCCGCACGTAAAAAACCAACTGCAATCCCATTTTTTGTGGTTTTGTCAAAGTCTGCGTCGGCATAATATGTTTTCAGCTGATCGTAAGTTTCCTGACCAATCAGGTTGACTAGTTTTTGATATTGTGGCCGGTAATGTGACTCAAAGTCATCAATGCGCCCATCGGTTGGCATTTGTGGGGCAAACTCGCGGAGGTCGGAAGGGTATGAGAAGAAATCAGTTATCATTTTTTCAGGATATTAAGAATTTCGGCCATTGTTGCATCTGTTTTATCCAGGCGTTTATTTACCTGCTCGGTAGATTTGTTTTGTTGGTTCTGCAGTCGATCGTTTGGAGAAATATCTTGCTGTTGCGATGGAACATCAGTATAAAGACCAAGGCGATATCCCTGTTTGTATAAAGCAGGGAAATTGATGCTTAAAGCTTCGTTCAATGCAGAGCAGCATACACGTTCGGCTGTTGGAAGATTGGCATACAGGTAAAGGATATAATTGTAATAAGCATCAGATCCTGACTTGCTGATTACTCCATCCTTTGATATGTTTGAAATGCTGGAGTCGATCCCGATCGAGCTGGTGATGACTTCATCAGCACGTTTATCGTAATCGTTCAACGCGGTGATGTATTCTCTGTATTTCATGTCAATCGGAACAATTTCCCATCCAACCGAATCGCCTTTATCGGTCGTATATTTGAATGAAGTATAGGTTTTGCCCTGATTTTTTACCCCGGAAAGGAACGAGGTTAGTTTGCGCATTTCAGCTTTTATGTAAGCATCAAGCAGGCCTTCGTGATATTCGGTACCCACTTCAATTCCATTAGGCTTCATCAATTCTTTTTCTGCAGTCTCGAGTTCTAAATTCGTGTCGCAGTAACCTCGAATTTTATTCTCAACGTATTCAACCCATTGATTCGGAATGATGACATGCACTTTTGCAGATAGTGAATTTTCGAGGTATGAGTTAATGTATAGGGGATTGCGATTGGTGGCGATCAACCAGTCTTTAATTCCAAAATAGAACTTATTTGTGCCATATATTTCGCCCGGATTGTGGTGTTTGTGGTAGCTTATTGCAACTTCAAAATCCATCACCTTATTTTGCCTGAAGCGTGGATAAACCTGCATTGATCTTTCTAATGCAGCTCCCCAGTTACCAAGAACAACCTGGTCAAAGTCTTTATCTTCGCAATTTCGGGTAAATGGATCAATTTGTTTAGTTGTAGCTAAACGACCTCTGAAATTTTCAACATGCTCCAATCCGGCAACAGGCATCATACCTAAACGCTTACCACGCAGAAAGCGCCATTTGGTCCAATAGTCCTCAAAGTAATAGGTATCTTTAATGACCTTATCGATGTATTGTTCAGGGCTATCGTTCAATCCAAGACGTTGCCAGTCGCCCAGCCAATTCTCAATTGATTCATTGTTTTGCCAATCACGATGCAGCTTCTTATCTTCGAATACCTGTTGGTAAACGAATAAGCCCTTACCATAGAGTAACCGATACTGTTTGTCTATCAATTCAGGAAGTATCCTGTTGGTAGAAAACATCATCTTGATCTCGTCAGGCAGCAGATTGTTTGCACCTTTTGCCAATACCTTACTACCATTAACGCTGAACAGTAATGGGCTTGGTAGTCCAGATGCCTGATTCATATCTATAGAGTCGAAACTGGTATCGATAGCCGAGGGTGTACCTTCACCCAATTGAAATGACATTAACGATCCATTGTTATTGTACCAGCCTAATCGGCCACCTCTGCTGTAGTCTTCCATGGTTATGTCCAGTTTACTTTGCGCATTTGATAATTGTCTGATGAGAAAGCGATGAAGCGAATCAATATGCGATAGCAAGTCTTTGGGTTGCCATCCTTATCGCTGAACAGAAAGAAGTTCTCTGAGTCACGAGAGAACTGATCCTCCGGAAGCTGAGTACGAACCTTACATTCTTTAATAACCCTGAGTTCAGCCTTGGCCACGCTCTTTGTAGAGTTATATGGGAAGAATGCGATGTTGAACTTTCCATCCGGAAGTTTGGATATTTCTTTTGCCAACTCAAGCGCATCGACGCCTCTCATTTCTTTCATGATTCGAATGTCGTTACACCATCGAAAAGCAGAAAGGACAAATTGAAATGCAGAAACATTATTGATTCTTTTATATATTTTTTCCTTTCGAATGCACCAAAGCACAGACCAGCGCACCAACGCGCTGAAACCCGCACCACCAAAGGGCTTGTCATATTTCCCGAAAAATAGGGGTTTTGCGATGCGAAACAGGAATTTAGCGGTGCGTACTTAAGCCAGTCGCTTCGCAACAATTTGCTTTGAAATTTTTTGAAAAAATCTCTGAAAATCAGGCGGTAAAAGTTTGATTTTATATCAGATCATTCGCTTTTCTATACTTTTTGAGCGATTATTGGCAAAAAAAATACATTACGTGCTCAAATTATCTGGCATGACTTGCTGGCGTTTCATGTTTGATGGTAGGAAATTTGAGAACAAACCATAAAGGCCATAAGTCATGGCGCTGGGGAGCTGAGTTGTGAGCCCGGCCTGATAGGGTAGTGCCACTTTCACCTCACTTGTTTTGTCCAATTCGATCTTTCCATCCGTATTTTTGAGTGGTGACAGGTGTATTGCTGATACCAGGTTCGGGCATTCATTCTCACAGATGCGAATGCGCGGAGTATTGCGCTGCTCTTCTCCGAATAAAATCAGGCCAAGCTTATAATGTTCATAGTAAAAGATCGTTCGTTGCTTCTCATTCTGAAGCCGAACCTTAAAGCCAAGCGCCTCCAGTTCCTGCTTTAATTGCTTTGCATCTGTTGTAATTTTCTGCTGGATCTCGCGTCGTTTGTTCCCTGCCCGGTCGTAGAATAGTTCAATGCGATGGCAGCTGCTTTCATCGTAGAAAAACGCATGAATAAGCCGTGCCATATCGCTTTGTTCTTTCGGATGCCACACGTAAAACTCTTTAATGATGCGCAGTTCGTTGGCTCTTTTGTTGAATTGCCCCACGATTACACTGCTAAAATGCCCGGGATCGTACATCAAAATCAGTGGTTCCTTCGGGTTAAAGTACTTCAGGTAACCGGCAGTAAGCTTAAAAGTGTCTTTTAAATCAAACTGAAGTATTGAATTATACTTGTAACTATCAGAAAAGCAGTGTTTTGATTTCTTGAAATTTCCAAAGAACATGTTAACGATCTGCTTTGGAGCGATGTTGCAAATGGCTGTCAGGAATTCATCCAGCGTCAGGGAGTCGAACTGAGTTTTAAAGAAGTTCACTCCTAAAATATCCTTATTAACAAACGAGCTGGCCGTGATGTAATACGTGCAGGCCTTGCGCTGATCGCGGATGATAGGCTCCCACATTTTAATGATGTGCTCGCGCTTCCAGATTTCTTTCTTCAGGTAATTGATCCGGTCGAGCTCTTTTGTTTGCCTGAGTTCATATTCAAAGTACATCATTTCAACTGTTGCATCGTTCAGGTGTTTGGCAGATGTGGCCAGTTCGTTGATTAGATCCTTATTCATGTTCTTTTCAAACTCTTCAAACCAGTTGTCTTCGCCCAAATCTACGCGGGCAGTATCTGATATTCCGGTGATGCCCTGATAGTATGGGCTTTTACGGTTCTGAATTGAGCCACCACGTAAGCCAGGGAAAATGCGGGTCTTTACTTTTTCGCCTTTGTTGTGCTTCATTTCCTCGATGAAGGCATGAACACCAGAGCGACCGGCCATCGAATCGGGCTGATCGGATGCCACCAACTGGAAGTGATGCCCGGTGCGGATAACGATCGAGTGTTTGGGATAGGCCACTTCGTATAATGGTTTTTTGAAGTGTGCCGGTAACTTCGTTGCGCCAACAACATAGTCGATACCTTCCTTAAACATGGGTTCCTGCTTTTCGCCAACAGGCTTTTTGAATCCTGCCAGTATTGCCGGGACCATGTTGATCATCGCTGCAGTATAGGTTTTATGAATCAGAAACGACAATTCGCCTGGCATGGAGAATGCCACCCGGAGCAGGCGAGGAATGAGTAAGCCTTCTGTTTTACCACCGGCGCGAGCAATGCGGGCAATCAGTATGTTTGGATCGATGAGATTGGCACGTATCTGCATCTTATTCATGTACGAATCTTCGAGTTCTGATATCTTATTCTGGTCCATTGTTGTCGATTTCTTCAATTATTTTGGCATCCTCAATTCCGGCATCATAAAGCAGTTTTCGTTTATCCGATTTGTCAACTGGGAGCTTAGTAATCAGCTCTAAATAGAACCCGTCGGTATGCTTTTTAGCAATTTCCTTCAGGTTTTTCTTTTCAAATCCGAGCTCTTCAAGGCTCATTTTGTCGCTGATCAGGAATATTGGTGGCTTCATATCGGCCAGCGATAATTCGGCATTTGCTTTTATTCGGTAGTCAGCAGCTTTCTCGTGGAAGATTCCGGCCTCCCGAAGTTTATCCTGGGCAATGGCAAGCTTGGTCAAATCCTCAAACTTATCGGCAGCATCGAGCAGCCAGTACTTATTCGAAACCGTGCAGTCCACATTAAAATACAACTTCGAATCGTTGATGCGCTGTTTGCAGGCCATCAGTCCGAGCGTGATGTTTTGTTTGGCCTTTATCCGCATTTTAAGAAGCTTTGCCGCACGGGTAATGTTTCGCTCCGTTTCCCATATTTCAACTGACCACGACAGCTGTTTAATGATCAGCTGCAGGTCTTCCGGTATGGCCTTCGACATTCCGGTTTCCATGAAGTGCTCAATGATATCCGGATGCAGCGATTCTATTCTGGCTAAGTAGTTCATATTCCAAAGAGTTCTTTTTTGAGACGTGATATTTTGGTCTTTTCCTGTCGTTCCTGAAGCTGAATGATCGCCATGATGTCGCCTTTTTCTGACTGTTTGGTCAGCTCAGCATCAATATTGTAGTCGCCAAACAGTACTCCCTGATCGTAAAACTTCCGGATCTCGCTGTCTTCGTCCTGAAACTCTACCAAAAAACGTTGGGAATCTTCCGAAGACAATCCAAGTATCTTGCAAATTTGCTCCGGTTCATACTTCAGCGCACCGTAATTCCTAATTTTTATGAGGCTACTTTGGTCCATAGTTGATCTTTAATTTCGTTCCACTGATATTCCTTACCATCCCGGATCAGCCGAATATCCTCGCTGTTTTTGTAGTTAAAATACCGGCGCACATCCTGATCCACATAAACCGGATCCAGTTCCATAGCGAAGCAGATGCGTTCGGTTTGTTCGCAGGCCATAATCGTTGCTCCGGATCCTGAGAAGAAGTCAGCCACGATCTGTCCGGGCTTAGAACTGTTCTGCACCAGGTATGCAATCAACCCCACCGGCTTCATGGTTGGATGGATATCGTTTCGAACGGGTCTGTCGTATTCAATAATGGTCGATTGTTTCCGGTCAGAATACCAGGAGTGAGATCCGGTAGGTTTCCATCCGTAAAGTATCGGTTCGTGCTTCCAGTGGTAATCCTGACGGCCCATTATAAAAGCCTGCTTCAACCAGATCAGGCATTGAGCCATTTTAAACTGAACATCGAGCAGCGCCTGCCTAAAACTGTGCCCTTCGGTATCGGCATGGAAGATATAATACGAAGCACCATCAGCCATCGCGCGGTACATGTTGCGGTAAAAGTCGAACAGGAACTGGTAAAACTGACTACCGGTCATGTTGTCGTTCTTAATTTTCAGGGCATCCTTGGTTTTGCCTTCGTAGTTCACATTGTATGGCGGGTATGTTACTGTCAGATTAGCAAGTTTTCCAGCCATCAACCGCTTAACGTCGCTCCAAACAGTACTACTGCCACACATCAGCCGATGTTTGCCCAGTAACCAGATATCACCCTCGCGTGAGAAGATATTCTGCTCATCCAGTTCCGGAGCTTCGTCTTCCTCAATTTCTTTGTATTCCGTAGTAATAGAAGCATGTTCTTTCTCAAATCCGAATGCTTCTTCACCAAAATTAAGGTTGAATCGCTGTAGAGTATCCATGCCGATATCATACTTTTCAAACAACTGTGTGTCCGGATTCTTTTTGGCAAACTCCGAGTTATAGGCGGCGATTTCTTCTACGGCCTCGCGCTTGTCTTTTGCCTGAATGGGTTCGTAAGGAATAGCCGGAATATTAAATCCATTTTTTCGGAGAGTTATCAGTGCCGATTTTCGCTGATGGGCGTCAATGATCCACAACTTTCCGTCTGGATCCTGCCAGGCTTTGAATGCATACTTGAATCCCCGGGTGATGATTAGCATCTGGAGCTTCAGGTTTTTGTCGGCATCGTAAATTTTAAAGTCTTCCTGCAGGTCGTTGAACTGGTCCACTTCTGCAGTGGGTAAATTACCCAAGTTATACACGGTGATCTCGTTCATTTTTTGTTTTCCTCCAACACTTCGCGCATGATTGTTTCGCGCTCTTTGTGCTTTTTTAAATTTTCACTGTCTTTTTCGTGTTGGTTTGGCGACCTTTTCTCGTTGTTGAGAAAACTTTGGTATCGGCTTACATTGTTTGCCGTATTGGTAAATTCTGCCAGAAAGCCAGATGTATCTTCCTTTAAAAGTTCCTGATACTTATTTCTGATGCTTTGGTGAACGATAAGCGGGTGTTTATTTTTCCACTTTCCTTTATCGTTAAAGTATCGGAGCTCATTAAAGGCCAGTATATTTCGGTTTTTAAGTTCTGCCAGATTAATAATCCGTTGTTCGGTGGGGTCTTTATCAACGACCGCATCAATTTCCTTCATTTTCCGATAGGTATTGACACGGTCGTTGTATAGAATTACAGCCCTTTGCACGTCCGGATCGGCTAGGTTATCCCATTTAATGTTGGGATATTCCTCTTCCTTCTGAACTATTCCGGATCCGGAGTGGCTTCGCTTTTTTTTTCTTCCTCCAGTTCCTCTTCCAGAAGTTCTTTTTCGGCTTCAGCATCTTCCAACTGCTCCTGAAGATTTTCATTTTCTTCAGTTAGTTCGTTCACAATTTCCAAATGCGCTTCAACCGGAATCATTTCTTCGCCCGATCCTTCCGAAACTTTGGGCAGGTTTAACCGGTAAGCATCCAGCAACGGAAGAAGTGTTTCTTTTTTGAAATTGATTGGAGTAAGTCCAATAATCCGGGCAATTTTAGCCAGTTCTGGTTGTGTTGTGGCACTTAAATCCAATGCAATAAGGCTTTTTTCGGTTTCTTTTTTGCGGATGTCAACCATTGCTGCCGACAAATAACCCTTATAAGCCGAAACATTGTTTTTCTGATCATCGGTCAGCTCAATACCTTCCGCTTCGAGTTTATCCATCAATTCGCAAACCGTATCGTCGGCCAACTTTAGTGTTTCAATGGTTTCAGGAACCTGGGCAGTGATTAACGATACCAATTTTTCAATAAGTTCGTTATTTTTTGATGCCGGTTTGCGGTAGCTTTTAATTTCTTCAACTGTCGCCACATCGAGCAGCGTCCAAAGTATCTCGCGCTGGGCTTTGGCCTGGTCAACAACACCCATTTTTAAAATGATGGCATCAGGTGCTTTTTTCGTGAGGAGTTCGCGATCACAACATAAATGTTCTGGATTCTGTAAGTCTTGGTAGGCTTTTTTCTTTTCACTAAAATTCATGATATCAGATTTAGAGTTAAAAATTCAATCGAATGATCAAATATATTTTGCATTGCAAAAAACCGAAAGGACATAAAAAAGCCCAGGCTCTAAATAGAGTTACTGGGCTTCATTGAAATATCAGAAAGTAGTAAAAAAAGGTCTCTTTACGTGCGACTGGTTTCAACCAATGTTGCGTCGTCCAAAACTTGCAAGGTTATGGAAGTTCCCGGACTAGCGGTCCATGTTTCACCAGCGCGAAGTACAAATACAGCACTGTCCGGAATAGTTGGAGCAATACCCGAGGCTGGTGCCAAAATGGTAATATACCTGCCATGATCAGCTTCAGTAATTCCGTCAACGGTTGCAATTGCAGCAGCTCCTGCCGTTAGCTGGTAGCTTGCCGAGGCGCCAATCGGAATTTCGGTTAATCCGGTACCAACAACAGTTGGAGCAGCAGCAGTAATGTCGCCCACATATTTCAGTGGTTGGCGCCAGTGCGTGTTACCAAATTCCAGACTGATGTATTTACCATCGCCATCCTGTTTAACCTCAAATTTCTTCAGTATAATCGGCTTGCAGAATGTGCCCACAAGTTCCTTATCAGAAGTTTCGCAGATTGCCCATACCAGAACAAAACCTTTTCCGGTATATTCTTCCACAAAATTTAGCGCCGCATCAGTGTATTTGATAATTATCGGAATTGTTTTGCCAAACGTAGGCGTTATCTCTCCGCTCTCACCGGTTCCGGTGTATTTAATAGAGTTTTCAACGCCTTCAAAATAATGCCAGTATTCTCCCGCCTTTAATGGTACCGTCGCTAATTGTCGCGATGCGTTGGGCAAAGGAAATGCGATCGAATCATCTATCTGATCCCTCGCAACCAGCCACAGTCTAAAGCCTATCTGATTGGCAGCCGTATCTCGCGACGATGGTTGTGCAAGGTTTCCCACATTGGCCATAGTCAGTAAAATAAGCATTCCCATGCCCATTTCAACTGTTGGCTTTACTGTGGTAGGATCTGAAACAACCTGAAAGGCCGAAACAGAAAAAAACAGCAGCATAGCAAAGGTGAACATCCGAAGAAGTAACCCGAACTTGCTTTGGTTAATTTTCCTGACCGAGTAGGCCAGTTGTCGTTTATTGTATTTCATATCGAAATCAATTTTTAAGAGTGAATAAAAGGGGTTCTGAGAACTCAGAACCCCGATAGATTATGAGCGGGCCTCTGGTAAGGTAGGCTGAACCAAAGCGTTCACCGAACGAACACCACCCACGCAACGTTCCAGTTCGCGGTAAGCATCACCGGCGTTGTTCAAAATTACCATCAGGTAATCGCCAACTGCTGTTGGAGTCCATGCAGCGGTAAGGTTTGCAAACTTGGCGGCTTTTTCAATGATCTGTGGTTGAGTTACCCCACCGCATTCAATGATATAAACCTGACCAGCTTTCGCGTTGGCAATGTCGGTAATTTTCTTTCCGGCAGTGGTATTGTTCTGGGTTGTAAACCAGAAGTTGGTAGCTCCGGCCAAAGTAACCGAGTCATCGGCAATCTTCAGCGATGGTTTGTTCATGAAAATCTGCTGCAAATAATAATCGTTTGCAGCGATAGCGGCAGGAGTTGCAAATTTCTTTCCAACAAAAGCAGCTGCAAAGCCTTCTTTCAGGTTCGAACGAATCAAAACATCTTCGAAATCAGGTTGCAAAGTAACATTCATCATTTCGCCCGGAAGATTTTCCAAAGCCTGAAGGTTACCCGGTTTGGTCAGGATAATGAACTGACGGTTTTCCATACTGGAGCACCAGTAAATCGGAATGTTGTAGTCGGGAACTACATTCACGTTTACACCAGCGAAATCAGTTTGTAAACCATACGCTGTGCGCACGTTCTTGATCCACCATGCCTGATGCTCTGCATTCAGCACCAAAGTGAAGTCAGCTTTATCCTGGTCGCCTTTTTTGGAGAACCAGTAGGCAAGGAATGCATTAACGGTGTCGAGCATCGTGGTGCTGTCGTAATCGTCGTAAGCCACATCCGAGAACGGAAGCAGTTTATACTGATGGATGTAACGAATCAAAGTGAAAATTAATCCAGTTGATGCGTTAATAGCAGCTCCTGCAACTCCGGTTTCCGGTTTCACAGCACAGCCCAAAATACGGCGTTTAGTTTGTTCCTGAACAGCTTTCTGGAACAATCCCAACATGAACCATTCGATCATACCCCATTTTACAGCGTCAGAACCTTCAGTATTCAGGTAACCCAAATACGAACGTTCGATGTCTTTCAACGGTTCGAACTGCAATTTGATGGAAACATCGTCCACGTGACCCAGTTCTGCCTGAATTTCAGCAGATCCTTTGAATATCTTACCTTTCTGCCATCCCTGAGAAACTTCACCAAACATGACATTGAAAATGGTATCCATATCCTGTACACCGTAGCGGCGAGGAAAGAAATCATAAACAGTTTTTATTGTCAGAATCTGAGCAATCAAAGCGTCCTGACGACGGATCACATACTGAGCACCAAAAGTGGTGGTTACATCGGCATAATCAACTGAAGTGGCAGCCATCAAACGTTCTGGGTTAAGCAGGTTGTTTGATTTCAGATGTGCATAACGGGCAGCCAATGAAGCGCCAAATGCAGTTGCTTCCTTCTGGAAACTACGTTCATCACCTTCCGATGGGCCATTCAACTTGGCAACGTTCGGATTTACAACAATTTTGTTCCAACGCTTGTCGGTTGCGAACAGATCGTGATCAATACCAAAAGCGTGAGCGTCGGTATGGGCACGTGCAAAACCTTCAATTTTCATCCCGATGGTTTTTGGGTCGTCATTTTCGAGTGTTTTGGAAAGTTTCTCAACCTTTTCGGCTAAGTCCTTATTTCCTTTTTCAAGACCTGCATTTTTCGTTGCTAAATCTTTGATGGCCTGAGCCAGATCAACAGCTTTTCCACCTTTGGCAGAAGCATCTGTTTTTTCGGTGTCGTCATCTTCGGTGTTGTCGTCCGAAGCCATGTCGGCAAGTAATTGCATCGCTGCATCGAGCTGAGCAGCCTTTTGAGCCTGTTTCTGGTCTGCTTCCATATCGGCGAAAAAGTCAGCGCTATGGGTTTCGTTGTAGCTGGCCACAACTTTATCCATATCTTCCTTAGTCATCGTACCTGCTTTTTGTTTTTCAACAAAACCCAGTGCAGTCAAAACAGCCATCAAACGTTCTTTAAATGTTTTCATACTGAAGTGATTGATTTAAAAATGATTAATAAAATTTAAAGCTTTATTTTTTTCGCGTTGCTTGCCAACGTAGGTAATGCCTAGCTGGTAAGCTTCGTTAATTGCTTCCTTAAATGATTTCTGGCCGTCGATTAATCCAAGGTCAGTGGCCTCTTGTGTAGCATAAGTCTCTCCTCTGAAGAGAGGATGATCTTCAGGGAGTGCGCCTGCTTTGGGTCTGGCTTGTCTGACTGCAGCTTCGAACTGCTGTTGGAGCGGATCAAGCTCTTCTTTGATGAATTGTTCTGGTTTTCCATTCGCTAAATCGTTGAATTTTTTGTTTTTTAAATCCGACTTGGTGGCATACTCTTCAATTTTCTTCGCACCCTGGGCTTCATAATAGGGCATGAAGTCGAGAAACGAAACCATGGTTCCGATCGATCCAAGTATTTCGTTCTGAGTAGCGGCATAAATTTTCTTTGATGGAGATATCAGGTAAATGCAGGCGCTTCCACCCACGCGTTCAACAAATGTGATCACTGGCTTAGTCGCTTTCATCAGCGTTTGAAAGGCAACATCAAGAAACCAGGTATCGCCACCGCCCGAGTTGGCATGAATGAAGTGAGCCATGATCATCGGATTGGCTTCGGCTGCTTCCACATCTTCAACAAACTGTTTGGTTGAGAACCACCAGTACGATTCGCCCATGATCATTCCTTTGATCCGGTAATAAGCAATCGCTTCATTGTCGATTTCTTCGTCGGTATAATCAACTGTAAGTGGAATGTTGGTTTCTTCGGCCAGCTTTTCGGCCATTTTCGACGATGTTTCCTGATAGCCGGGCATATCATCATAGAAAAAGCCGTGTTTTTCGGCCAGATATAGTTCGGCCAGAAACTCCTGGCGAGCTTCCGGAGTACAAAAAATACGTCCTGAAGAAATAAATCGGGATATTTCGGATAAAATTAAAGCCTTCGACATGGGAGTGAACATTAATGTTACTCAAATGTGCGAAGGCTTTACAGGCGTGGAAAGGACTAGAGCCGAAAGGCTGTCCATACCATGTCCATTGGCTAGGGAAGTCTGGGTTTGTTAATAAATTCAGGATCAAAAAGACGATTACACATGGTATCCCACTCTTTCTTACTCTCCAAACATTGTACTCTGCAAAAAATTTTACCATATACGATCGTAACTTTTACCGTTGAACAATTATTGAAATTTTTATCAAGAATATATTTTCGACCAACAACGGGAAGTTCACTATCTAAATAAGTGGATTGATGAACAATAGGAATAGCTTCATATTGCTTTGATTCATCAAGCGCTTCTCCAATTATTTGATTTGGTGGGAATATGCCATTTTGAATATAGTTTTTCATTGCAATTCAAATTTTCAACTAAAACAGCGCCGTGGTAGTTTTCCTCGTAAGATCAATGATATCGCTATCAGTATTCGGAGTCAGAGTTACTCTTACTTTCTGATCTTCATTGCCCCAAACTATCGGATTGGCCTGATCATCAAACAGCAAAACAACAACCGGCCTACGACTGGAGTACACTTTGCGCTGATCGTCGCTCAGTTTGTCGGTTACAACCCGTAAATCTTCGGTATAAAACGGACCTGCAGCCGACGATTGTGGTTTTGGATCGAATACCAGGTTGTTGTTAGAAATAATCAAGTCCGGATCGTTTCCCGATTTACTGATTAAGGTAGTTCCGTCGAACGAATCGAAGTCTGTTAAGGGTAAAATTTTGATATAATTCGCTAAATGTTTCATAATTATTTGAGTATCAAATATTTAAATTAAATAGACTTGTATTATACTGCAATAATGAAAGTTAGAGGACAAACGAAGGACAAAAATGCCATAAAAGAAGATGCGATTTTTCTCATTTTTTTACGATTTTCTTGCTTATCCATCGATCTTTTATAAGCACGTTCCAACGAGTTCGATTTTACATGATCTTCCGATAATTCCATCGTTTCGCAAAACAAGTTGATGGCCCGTCGTTTTTCGAGTAACCCTGAATCGCGCATGGTAATAATCCAGTCGTCGAGTTCGTAATAAAACCGGTTCCTGATTTTTGAAGCGATCACCTGCTCCGCTGTTTTCGAAATGTAATTCCGGTACTGGGTATTCACATCTTCGTAATTGGGAAGAATGAACTCAATAAATGAATTCGGCTCGTAGTAAATTTTTGTAGGATGTTCGGGTTGTGTACGAAGTAAGTTTTTGATGAGTAACCCGATGGCATGTTTTTCGGAAGCGAATACCTGGCCTTTTTCGTTGGCTCCAAAAACATGTTTCACAAAATCGGCATACATGGGATGAATTCTAACCTTAACAGTCATTCCATTCATTGGTTTTTTTTGCTAAAGTACTAATCCTGATGAGTTTTTGCAATATTCTAAAGGGTTTATTTATCTATGAATCAAATATTTAGCAAGTAAGACAGGCTATAAAGTATGTTTATTTTCGTGCAATCGTGCAAAAGTACGAAAACAATCTAATCTTTTGATTATCAGTGCTATTACAAAAACAGTGCAGCACAGAGTGCAAATCGTGCAAAATAGTGCAAAAAAAGTGCGCTGTAATTTACTGAACGTCAAACAGTTAAAAAAGTGCGCACGAAAGCACGATTTCTAACCTATTTTATTAATAGTCTCCTTTCCTAAAAAAGGAATAATAAAAGAAAGAATATATATACCAACCCCCTGATTTTGCGCGGCTTCCCCCTTTTTTCCTCTCTGAGATCGGTACTTATGCACCTGATATTAATAAATAGGGAAGGAGGTGCGCAATTTTTGAAAAGTTTAAAATGATAAATAAATAAAGTGATGATAAACAAACATTCAAACCTATACACTTACTTCCTTAAATACTACGACTGCCCAAAATAGAACGGTGTTCCGCTGCGCTGCACGAGTGATTGCACCCATAAATCCCCTGAAGGGGACTTTTAAATACTACGACTGCCCGGTAAATAAAAGGCCATCCTGATTGCTCAGAATGGCCTTAAAAGAAGGTTCGAATTCTCCCTCAAGTTGAACCTACGGAAGCTCAATATAGAATTGACCTCTCTGGATAATGAGTTCCATTCCTTCAATATCTTCTTTGTCGTAATCCATTTCGAGAAGTTCAGTCTTGGTGTATAAGTTTGACGGATCATCATCGCCTTCCCAATATAGGTGCGACTTTGATACTCTTGCTTCACCAAAACCGCTTAAAGTTCTTTCCTGTGCGATTACAATGAAATCTTGTTCTAACTGTTTTTTGCTCAATTTGTCGAGCTTCTTTTTTAAGTCTTTTAGTTTCATAATGATTATTGTTTTAGTTCAAATTGGTCAAATGTCGGTCTATAATTGCGGCACTTCTAAGCATACCGCTTTGAGAGTCTTATCAATAAATTCGAGGGTTAAAACCTCGTATTTATTTTCAAGGTGTGTAATCTGTTTGCCAACGACCATTTCGCTCAGTTCGTCTTTAAACAGATATCGGTCGCGGGTTTTATCCGTCTGGTCATCTCGCTGAAGGATGTAAAATTTAACGGTCATAGCACACATTTGTAAAAGCGTTCGTATTTATCCTTGAATTTGATATTTGTTTCAAGAAGATTCTTAATCGTTTTTTGAGAATGAACCACTGTTGAATGATCTTTTCCATAATATCCTGCAGATGCTACCTGAGATTGCTTTAATGTTATATGTCGATAAACCATCATTACCTGACGAGCTTCAACAACTTCCCGCTTTCTTGTTTTTTTTGTTATCAGTTCGGGTTTAAATCCCCAAATGTCCGCGGCAATTTCATCCGGACTCATTAATCCAGGTATTGCCATCGCATTGGTTATTTTTTTCTCTTTTGTCATGACTTAGAAACCTTTAGATTTTATTAATCGTGTGCTGGTGTGCTTGTGGTACCAAATAACGCATTCTGGACGGGTTTCGATTTTACCCTTTCGCAGAGGATTAGATAAAAGTCGGCCTTATTAACATCGGCCACTTTATCTTTGTACATGTAGAAAAGCTCAGAGCGCAATTCTTCAGGAGATAAACCTGCATCCAACCGGCTGATGTATTCGTTGATCTGATGCAGCAGTATGGGGCGCAAAGCAGCCACCCGAATAATGCCGTGATTCTGGAATACTCCACCTTTATAAATCCGCATCTCCAGTTCTTTTCCAACCGAATACTTCGGACCTTTCAGCCTGATGGTCGTAAAGAAATCACAGCTGCACTTATTGTTCCAGTTCTTTTGAAATTTTAATTGATCCATTATTTTAATTATTTGCGTTAAAAAATGCTTTTGCAAAGCCAACCGGAGTAACACTTCTCAGTTCTTTGGTCCGGTCTGATTTGCCACCGTATAAGCGCCACATCTTCGATCCTTCCAATGCCAAGACTGGCGTTTTATACAATCGTGTGTTAAACTCTCCGTAAAGAGCGGTTTTCTTGGTGTATGGCTCTCCAAAATCACATGGATTAAAATACATCTTTGGATTTCCAACTTCAGGTACCAGGGTGTGGAGTCTTCCGATCGGGTTTTCAATTACCCACCATTCGGGTTGGAATAGTTCAACCAGGAACAGAGTGGCCAGAACAAATCCGATCGACATATCCACCGTGTTTTCAAATTGCACATCCTTACCAAAGTATTGCGCCGGTTGAGTTTCCTTTTCTTTGAACCAACGTGCGCCAGAAACGGCAAAATCGGTACATGGTACAGCTGATAAAATGCCGTGCACCTTCTTTCCTTCCTGATGATAGGAAATTGCTGCCGGAATGGTATCTTCAAAAATATCCTGACCGTGTTTGATGTCAAGCTGAATTACATTGTACCCAGCTTCACTGTAAGGTTTCGACCAGTTTCCTGTATAATCAAAAAGGGAAAGAATAGTTTTCATATACCGCTTTCTCTTATTGTTTGCATTCTAATTTCATAAAGTAGGCTGTCCATTGCAAATTCAGGTGTTGAATGAAACCAAGGCATAGAAGCAATTCCGGCTACCGAGATAAAATGAGTCCAGTATTTTTTACTATACCATCTTCTTTTCTGGATTTCGACAACCCATCCTTTTGGATATTTTTTGATTCTGAATTTCATTGCTAAAAAGTATCAGTGTATTTTTCGTTTGCAATGGTGAAGTATTCGATGCCACCTGATTTATCGGCATCGCCTTCGAATATGTAATCCGGATTGTGTTCTTTCCAGCTGAAGAAGTCCATGCCGTCCTCGTTAGGTCGGTTCGGGTTGAAGTGGAAGTGCTTGTATTTGCAGTAAAACAGCAGTCTCTTTTTAAACGAGGTACTGGTTACATATTTCCGGGCATGTTGATTAAGTTCCAGAAAATCATCAAACAATACCTTGCGACTTTCGCGTTGGTTCAGTTTCGATCCACCTTCAGGATTATTATTCGTGTCAACGGCAAACGTAACATCGGCCCATTGCAGAATATCCTCACCAATTTGTTGGCGCAAACGTCGTTTTTCGAGGGTTTCCATCGGTGGATCCACAATTCCTTTGTTCTTTCCTGCCCAGCTGTCTCTGATGCTCTGAAAATACAGCTGCAAACAGGTTCCCATCAGGTTGTAGAATAAATTCCACTGGTCGAAACCCCATTCAGTAAAAAAGTTAATCCCGAAATCGTCGATTGGTTTGTGGTTGTCGTTGTAAAAATCGGAGAAGGCCACAAATGCCTGGCGATCGCGAAAACTCGATCCTTCGCCGTTTATGGCATGGTTCGAAGTGATCAGCAGCTTTGGAGTATCTTCCTGCTCGAGCGTAAAGCCGGGAGCGCCTTTTGGGTTCACCTTCAGTTTTCCGGAGATAACCGGGAAGAAGAATTCGAAATCGATGTTGGCGCGAACGTCATCGAGGAATATCACTTTTGTTTTCTCGGTCACATCGCCAAACAGGAAGTTATCTTCGGTTATTTTCTTGTTTTTGGCTGCGATGTATTCGGTAGGTATAATCTGCTCGATGGCACGGCCAAGAATGGATTTACCTGTTCTCCCGTTACTGGATCCCACTTCCGAAATTTTACCGTCCATGCAAATCACCGCTTTCAGTTCTGAGTCGTTTTTGTAGTCGTGGAGCAGGTACCCGATGGCAGTAAGTTTGTTGATCAGGTGGCGCGAGTTCATCACCAGTTCGTCGAGTTCCGGAGCGTCCTCGTCCTTATTGGTTTCTTTAAACCGTGCCTCTTTGCGCCATGTGAAGTTGGAGCAGTTGCGCAGGAAACCTAAAAAATGACAGTTCAGTGCATCATCCGAATAATCGATGAAGAATTCGCCGTTCGGAATATCCCGAAATTCAGGAGCCAGTTGTGGGCGCAATTCGTCGTTCATCACGGTAACGGTAATCATTGGCGCAGTCTTTTCGATCTGTGCCTTGATGATCTTTTCTTCCCATACGTGGCGAGGGAATTCAGTATAACTCACTTCCTTAATTCCATCAGCCGAAATCTCCCAAATCTTATCGCGGAAAAACATGCATTGCGTGTCGCGGAGTGCTTTTTCAATGCTCGGAGTAAAGTACTTCAGATTCGAAAGCTTTTCGTGACCCAGGTATTGCGGTCCGCCACGATAAATCATGTTCAGCACAGCAATCTCTTTTATTTCTTCAGTAAATTCAGTCACAAAATCTTTGATGGCATAATTATCGACCTTATGCAGCACCCGGCTCTGGAGACGAATAAAATCCCATGCTCCGGATTTCATCTGAATGCGCCAGTAACCACGGTTCATCAGGAAGTTGAAGCAATTATAATAGTTGAATGAAAGTTCTTCGCGCAAGTCTCCACTTTTGGTTTCGATCTGCCGTTTTTCCCAATACTGCTCGTAAGGTTGCAGTTTCTGAGCCATTTCGAGTTTCCAGGCTTCGTTGAAACGTCGCTCAGTACTTCGTATTTTAAACAACTTTAGGTCTTTGATGGCTTCAAAGTGAACCTTGGCAAATTCATCGGCATCGTTCAAAAGCCACAGGTCGGCCAGCTGCTTATCGTTCATGGTCGTGATCTTATGCAGCTGCACAAATTCGCCTTTGCCCTGCTTATCTTTCATGGCATAGGCAATATCTTCCGAAAGCTTTATTTCGTTTTTGGGCAGTACCTGCACCAGTAAGTCGTCGATTCCCTTGGCTCCTTTATCGTTCGGTTTCACATATCCAAACCAAATCTCGACCGAAATATTCATGTTGCCCATGGTCATCATATACTCCTTATAATTCTTCACAGCCGAGAAGAACGAGCGTGGGCGCATGTCGATGTTGTCGCCGTTTTTCAGGTTGCCCGAAAGGTCGCTCCAGTCGGAGTCGAGCAGAAAAATAATCTGCTTCACTTCGCACTTTTGCACAATCAGTTGAATTTCGGGAGGGAGGGCGCGGTCTTTTCCGGCAATGTTCTGGATGCCCATAATACCGATGCTCGGAATGCCATGTTTACACGATTTTTCGGCTTTCTTTTCGCCTTCCTGAATAAACAGAATGTCGATCGGTTGGGCAAAGTGGTATTTGCGACGAATAAACTCCGGAATGTAAATGTGTGAACCGGATCCGGCAGGAGATTGGTATTTCATCGGCTTGCCATCCTTGGCCTTATGCAGATCAGGATTCTGCCAGCGCACGCGGATAAGCGGAACTAACTTGGTCGATTTCTCGGGCTTGAATTTGACTTGTTTGCCATCTAAATCGTAGTAATAAATAAGCATATCGTCGCCAGTTCCCGGTACAACTTCGCCATACTGTGTTTTGGTACCCGAAAGGAACGATGGGCGAGTGGTTACCTTCTGTCCTCCCGGAGTATCTTCGGTAATTTCAACCGAAACATCGTCGTAAGTCAGTCCCGATTCACGCAATTGACGATCGGCAAAGTTCTCCTGCTTTTTATCTTTCGAACCCTGTCGTTTCTTTTCGGCTTCGTACTGGAGACGTTCTTTGCGTTTGGCTTCGTCTTCCACATCAATTCCGTGCTTGTTGGCTAGTTGCTCCAACGCTTCCGGATATTTCAGTCCATCGACTTCCTTCAGGTATTTGGCAGCTGAGTTACATCCCCAGTCGCAATGGAAGCACTTAACGATTTGCTTCGACCGGTTAAACATCAGGCCTTTTTTCTTTTTGACGTCGATTTTGCCACATTTAGGGCATTTGGTGTATTCCTGTGATCCCGATTTTTCGAGACCAGTCAAAACGTCTTCCAACTTGGAAGCGTTGTTGATACGTTCTGCAAGTTCTTTAGGTATTGCCATAGTGGGTGCCCCGAAGGGAAAAGTTAACTTATAAGTGAATTTTTTGATTGTTTTAGTCGCGGAGTGGCCAGTGGCTTTTGGGTCGCTCTGAAAAATGCATGCAGGCCTTCCAGTCGCCCCATCGGTAGGGCTTGCTGGCTTCGTACTGAATTACTTTTTGAGCAACATTATTGCGGTGGTGGCGGTAACCGTACTGTTTGGTGATTCCACAGCCGGTTAATGCGAAAAGAGCTACAATAAAAAGTGCAATTACAGTAAACGAGAACAGGCATGAAAAAACAAATACTTTCCGGCTGTAATTGATGTTTAAGCCACATTCGGGGCACACATTCATGTGTACACGTCGGTCAAATATGGCACCACAGGTACATTCGTGCCACATTTCGTGATTACTAAGTTGGGTTGATTGTTTCATTATTGATTTTTAAGTAAATAAGTATCTGTCATTTTCTTCAATTATAGTTGTTGTAAACGGGAAACCGGCTTCAGGAATCTTCTGAATCACTTCAATCAGTCCGGTTGATCCGGTAAAAACTACATGCTTCCGGTTGTCAAACGATATTTGCAAACACAAACACTTTCCGGATCCTTTCTCCTTGAATACCTTTGAGTCTTCAACTTTGAAATGATGAACTACGATCTCCCTATTGAGTATTCTCGACATCTTGATTTTGTCACCTTCAAAAGCCAGGCTTTCGACCTTGATGTTGAATTGGCTAAATGAATTCATGCAAGTAGTTTTTTCATTAGGTTTTTTGAATTGCAGTGCGCTGCCCATCCGTTGTATGATGCAATTGATTGAGCATTTCTTCTGGTTTTAAGCATTCGGGCAAAGTTCTGTTTGATGCTCTTCCGGAGAAGGACATGCGTGTGTCGGAAAACATAGCCAACAAAGTCAATCCCCCGTGCATCAACCGGAAATATCTGGTAGTTTCCTTTGATGGTCAGTTTCAGCCGGTCATTCAGATATGTCCTCATTTCAGCAAGCAATTGGTGCAAATAAGGCTTGCTGCTTGAGAGGATCACCAGGTCATCAGCATAGCGGAAATAATACTTTACATGCCGGTCCTCTTTCATCCAGTGATCGAAATAAGAGAGATAGAAGTTTGCAAAGTACTGGCTTAAGTAGTTACCGATCGGAAGGCCATCGGTAGAATCAATAATCTCATCGAGAAGCCACAACAGGTCATTATCCTTGATTTTACGGCGGAGCAGCTGCTTGAGTATTTCATGATCCACATTCGGATAAAACTTCCGGATATCGAGTTTCAGGCAATATTGAGTATTGTCAACATCTTTCAGTGCTCGTTTCACTGCATTGGCCGCAGCATGTATGCCTTTCCCTTTGATGCAGGAATAAGTATCAGCCGTAAATGTTGACACGAATATGGGCTCCAGAACGTTCATAACTGCGTGATGGGTAATCCGGTCAGGGAAATAAGGCAAACGGAATATTACCCGCTCTTTCGGTTCAAAGATGGTGAATGTGGTATATTCAGACGTTTGATAGGTTTTATCCTTCAGCATTTCATGCAGTTTTTGAATGTTTGCTTCCCGGTTCCGGTCGTGCCCGATTACTCCAGGCTGTTTTGATTTCCCTTTTCGGGCAATCTCATCAGCCAACTGGAGGTTGTCGATGCTGTAAATTTTCTCGTATAGATTTCCGATTCTTTTCATGCCTTTGCTTTTATTTGGTCGCTTTCGCTTTTAGCTACCAGCGCCCATTTAAATGAGTTTATTTTTTGCACTGTTGGCAAGGTCTACGCTGCCAGTATTCGCATAGGTGAGAGCTGACATTCGTATTCGTGTTATCGTAGTTGTAATTCGAGTTCGAAAAACTGAAACTGGAAGACAGAACTAACAGCAACGCAGCGTACAACCTTTTATCTTATTCAGAATACAGAAAGTATTCTTTGTACTCTTCCTGGAACTGTTCGGCTATATACTCAGCCTTCTCTGAGGTATCAGTGCAAAGGCGAGAGCCGACACCCGCATTCGCGCTAACGAAGTTGTAATCCGAGCCCGAAAAACCGAAACCGGAAGACAGAACCCTGTACCATGGATAGTATTTCCATTGCGATGATTTGCTCCAGTCCGGACGCCATCCGTTGTTAATTGCCAGGAATATAATCATCAGCTTATAGGCTGAAATGATCGGTTTGCGAAGGTCTTCCGGGATCATCGATACATCAGGTAGCGCTGTTGGATCAATATTTTCCTTTGCACAAGCATCTTCAAACGATTTGATTGTTCTGAAATAGAATACGGGTTGGTTTTTTATTGATTTTTTAGCCATGGTTTTATTTTTTAATGGTTAGAAATTGTTCGTAAATATCAATGAATTGCTGAGCAGCATAGTTTGATTTTTCCCTTGTTTCAAAGCAAAGGCGAGAGCCGACAGTCGTACCCGAGTCACCGAAGCCGAAAGCCGAGCACGAAAAACCGAAACCGGAAGACAGATTGAAATATGGCCAGTATTTATATTGATCGGAGTTACTCCAGTCTGGAGTCCAGCCCTGATTAATGGCTTTCACAATGATTTTCATTTTCTCATAAGCGATCGTATCATCGCTTAATCCGATATGACCAAATAGTTCATTAAACTCTTCTTCAGTAGTTCCGCATTCTTCGCAAGCATCTGCAAAAGTTTTGATATCGGTTAATTCTATTTTTTTGAAGTAGTCAGCTCCAAAAGTTTCGGTTAATACTTTCTGAAACCACTCTGGAGCTTCAGGATAAAGCTTTTTTGCTGTTGATTTTTTAAGTGTTAATTCCATGATTTTGATTTATTGATTTTTAAGTGTGATGTATTCGTTCATTAATTTGGTGAATGCCGGGTGGTTTTCTCCCGGAATAAGGGTTTTAATGGCCTCCTGGTTACGGTCGAAAAATCTGCGCATTTTTTCATCTGTTTCGTAAGGAAAGTAATCGAGTTGCTTTTTTAGCTTGCTGCTCGATTGCCTTACCGCTGCCTGATCCGTTCGCTGGTAACCTTTTTGTTCCATTACCTTTTGCATGCTGATCAGCTTTTCGATGAACTGGCGGGCTTCCTTGGCGTACACGGCTCAATGATTATTGATTATCTCATAAATCATTTGCTCACCAACTTCTCTCGACATCATCTGAACCCTTATTTCGTTAGCTGCAGCTAATATTTGCTGTTCTAGTTCGCGGTCGTCTTTTGCTTCTTCTGCCAGAGTATCGCCAAGGTTTTTAATGTCGCCGGTATAGTTAATCGTTCGGCACGATCCGAGTTTGATGTTGATGATTGTACTCATGATTGAACCTCCCTTTCGAATAAGAATCGCGACTGTTCTTCGAGCATTTCAATGCCTTTCGATTCGGCATAATAAAGGTTTTTGCCCTGAAGCATCGACTGTTTAATCTCGTCCATCGATCCTTCGCTAAGTCGCCAGTTGCTTTGAATATAAACAGCTTCGCATTTGCTTAATGCCTGAAGGTTATGTGGGCGCGACGCCTCATATTCCCAATGATCTGGAATACCGATTTTGAATGGATTGACCGGAGAAAATCCCATTTCGCGGAGTTTGTTTTCAATCCGTTCGAAGTTTTGTTTGGCTATATCAATCGGCAATCCTTTAATTTGGCCGATGATGTAAATGTGTACTGGAGTAATTCGGTGCATATGGGTAATTTTTGGTTTTTTTTGAAAAATGCCCCGGCGCTTGCTCTGTCCGGGGCAGTTGATTGCATTTGCGATTATCGAAAAGAACTCAGGCCATTACCGAGTAGCAGCGGCTAGTACTGCTTTTTCAATCAATTAGATTCCGTAATTAGCTGCTAGAGCCATGAGAGCTGCCGTATTCGGCACATGAAGTTTTTCCTTTATCTTGTTGACCCGGCTTTTCATTCCGGGAAGCGATACACAAATCATTGATGCGGTGCGTTCCAAACTTTCTCCTTTTTTGAGCGCTGCAATGGTTTCAATCTCATAATTTTTCAACCCAACACCACAGCTGCACAATCGTCCACGGTGCGGACAATGCAAATCGCTGCACATGTTGTTATAAGCATCTGGAGTAAGTTTGTCGTCGACTAGGTCTGGAATACTGTCGAGTCCACCAATTACACACTTGTACCAGCGCTCGAAAACCTCGCTGTGTTTGGATAAACCCATTTTTGCTAGATAAGCCAACGACTTTTTGTCGGCACTAAATGCTTTCCATACTTGCTGTTGAATGGTTGAAGGCGCTTCGTGGAAGCGGTAAGTGGTTCCGTGGGCAATAACCCACTTTTCGCCTTCGTGGTAGAAGGCCTCAATTCCTGAGAATATACCTGCAGGAATTGGCGAATTGTCTGTTTTTGTTACCTTTGTATCCATAATCGATTTGATTTTTAAACCCGCTGTAAGTCGTCCAAGATTTGAGCGGGTTTTGTTTTTACTGAGCTTGAGTATCGCGTTCTAGTTTTTCGACTAACGCAATCTTTACCCAAAGCGATAGGTTGGTGTTTTCTTTATCAGCTTGCTCTACCACAAGTCTTTTTAATTCTTTTGGCACAACGGTATCCAGTCTGGAGTCGTTTTTCTGCCCTATCAATTTCATACTTTCAGTTGTTGTCATATCCGATTTAATATTGTAATTTTCTTGTACAATATTACGGAACTACACGCAAACACGCAACATCATGCTCATTAAAAACGCACGATTACGCTTATTTATAATTATTCTAAACAAAACATGCTGAATTACAACAAAATACATTCAAGTATTAATTCGCAAAGAACTGCGAACAGAGGGATTGCTGAAGCGATTGGAATGCCTGAAAGTACTTTTAGAGATAGATTGAAGAAGCAGAACTTTACTCCTGACGATATAGAGAAGATTGCAGAATACTTTGGGAAGACAATATCTTATTTTTTTGACCGGGAAGAAATTGAGCAAAAGAAATATCCAATTGAAAAGGATAAGCAACAAATTGTGGAGGATCCGGAACCGTGCCGTGATTGTGAAGTTCTACGCGATAAGGTTAAATTGTTAGAAAAAATCAACTTACTACAGGAAGAAAAAATAGCACGGTTTGAAGGTGTTGTCGAAAAAAGAGAAGGTGCAACTCGCAATAGTGCATAAGCGGGATAAATCGAGTGGTTTGGCGTTAATTACAATTTCTGAATTGGTATGGTGGTTTGGTGATATCATTACAGTTGTTGAAGTTATTTTTTAGAAAATTTCTCATATGATAAAGACTATTATTGTATTAATTGCCTTGCTTTTACCCATCATTGGTAATGCTCAAGCGTTTAGATCGACCATGTATACCGAATTGAAATCAGAAGCTAAAACGACGATCTATTCGACTGACATTATTATTACACCAACGCTTATAACCATTAAAAAGTGGTACAACGGCAAAACTGAAGATGCCAAATTAAAGGTTAACCGTAAAGTCGACCAATTATATATGGGGACCATGTGCACTTGGTATTATTGCACCGATGTTAAAAAGGATGAGTTATCGGGAACTTATTACCAAGCGATTTGTGTATATGATAAAATTGAAAATTCATTCATTTTCGCCTCGTTTGCCGACGAGATAACCATGTATTGGCATAAATTTTACCTAAAATAAACCAAATGGAAGTAAAATATAAAATGATTTGCGACGAAAATTGGACTGAGGTTGAAAAGCAAGTTAATGAAGCCATGGGACACTCATTTCGTCCGGTTGGTGCTCCATTCGTATTCACACAAAAGGATGATAAAGGCGAAGATCAGCAGCTGATATGCCAAGCAATGATGCATGTAGTTTATTTTCCAAAGCTTAAAACATCATAGTTTCAGAATCTCGTCGTAGTTAATTCGTAGTTCATTGAATTTTTATTGATATCTAATCGATTGACAGATAATCGAATGTGTGGCGTGTGGGTAAGTCTTACCGGGGTCACGTTTTTGCGATTTACAGAATTATGAATGCTGTCAATTCCTTTATTGACGGCATTTTCAGCGCTTTAGAGTATCAATTATTTCAATGAAAATTCGTAGTTGAAATGTAGTTGTTAATCATTCGTAGCTAATTCGTAGTCCAAAAATGGCAAATATTAAAGTTTACCTCGATCCTAAAAAAGTGAAGAAAAGTGGCGAAGCCAGTATCTTCATCACTGTTAACCTCAATTACAAAAAGCTTTTCTTTTTTACGGGAGTAAGTTGCATCCCTGATAAGTTTGATTTGGATAATAGCCGAATCAAGGGTGCATCAAAAAAAGTGAAGGATGATAACCTGATCATAGATCGTTGTGTGGCATCGCTAAATGATATATTCGTCAGGTACCGATTACAGAATATAGAGATCACACCCGACTTGCTGAAGCGTGAGTGGAAGAACCCTGCCAGAAGAATAGATTTCTATGCATTCTTTGAAGAGTCGATTAAAGAGCGTAAAAACGACATTGAAGCGTCGACTATTTCGCAACATAAATCGAGCATCGCCAAGCTGAAGGAGTTTAAACCTAAACTTTCGTTTACCGAGATTGATCACGAATTGATTGAGCAGTACCGGCGTTGGCTAAAAATCAAAAAAGGCAACGATATTAATACAATTTATACCGCACTTAAAAACTTCAAAACATATGTCAACATTGCAAAGCGCAAAGGAGTAATCAGTGAATCTCCCTTTGATTCATACGCCATCAGGCACGCCGATACGGAGCGACTGTTTCTGGTTGAACGCGAACTGGAGGCATTGTGGTTAAGATATCTAAAGGGATGGCATACAGAAGGAAATCAGCGGGTTTTGAGGCACTTCTTATTTATGTGCTTTACCGGACTTCGGATATCGGATTTAAAAACAATTACTATTGACAATGTTGTTGGCGACAAACTGGTCTTTTTCCCACTTAAAACCAGAAATTCAAAACGACAGGCCGTTAAAATTCCGTTAAACTATTGGGCAAAACGCCTGATTGCTGATGAAGGAGCGAAAACAGGACCGTTATTCAACTGTTTGAGCGAGGCTAAAATGAACCTGAAGATTAAAGATATTATTAAGGCAGATAAAATTTACAAAGACATCAGTCTGCATTGTGCCAGGCATACTTTTGCGACCATTTGGCTGAATAAAACGAAGGATGTGGTTGCTCTGCAGCGGATGCTTGGACATAGTGATATTTCACAAACAATGATCTATGTGCATATTACTGATGGGATGATAGTTGAAGAGATGAATAACTTCTCGGAGTCGTTATTTAAGGTAAAAACCCCCGATATAACTCGTATATCGGAGGTTAAACCTAAAATACACCTAAACTAAAAAAACCTATTCTATGAAAAAAACCTCTTTTTAAACTGGCTTTGGTTTGATTGAGATAATAACATCGTTCGCCTCGGCAATGACTTCTTTACCCGCAGCAATTACATCGGCGATACTGTTTTCTTTATAGGTTCCATCGTCTTTTATTGCCGCTTCGACCGTTCGGAAAAAATTACTGCCACCTATAAATGTTTCGCCGGTTTCTTTAAGAATTACAGCAGCCTTACCTGAGAACATTTTTATTGTTTTGGTAATGCCAT